GTGTGCCTCGGCTTTACGCCGTCTCCACCAATCGATAAATGTACGGATCATGTCATCTCCTGCGGAACAAGTTGGATTAGTCCAACGGGCATTGACACAGCGGTCTTGTTGTCCGCACGCGGGTAGATCAGTACACGACTTGGATGTTCAAGCATCAGCGCGTTAGCCACGCCCTTCTCAATGCCCTCAAAGTCATCCAACACGAACACGGTCTTCTCGCAGACAATTTTAGACAAGGGTTCGATGTCGGGCTGACTCAAGCGACCATCCAGATAGATCAGATCGATACTAGGATTTTCCTCTTCTGCCAACTTCTTGAACATCTCTGTTGATGAAGTTTTTGGAAAGTAAGTCACCATGCCCCTAGCATCTACAAACAAGTTAGGAATGTCGTTTGACATGTCGCAAGTATCGATAGACACATATTTGTCGGCCATGTACATCGCCATCGTAGATACACCAATAAACGTACCTACTTCAGCAATGGTGCTTGGCTTAAAAAACTTTACTAAACGATACAACTCAGCAGCATCGTTCACACTCAGCGACCCGGTGTTGTATTCAGCCTTGCAGCGATACTCCTGCCTATCCGCAATCATGTCTTCTATTTCTTGCCACGGTACATTGCTCACTTTCTCATCCACGATGTTCCAGAACAACTCACTGAATCGTCGTCGTCCAATCTGTAGTGAATTCATTTTTTAGCCTCTCTTTCGGTTAACATAGCGTCTGCGTAGGTATACGCAATTCGTGCTGCTTCTTCGGGGCGCATGACAATCCCATGCGCTTGAATCAATGCGTTAAGACTGTAACCAGCCATGTAATCACGCAAAGTCATGCCATGCCCCCACCATTTAAGACGGTCGCCTTCTAATTGCGGGAAGGCAAACTCGTTCTTGGGTTTCATGTTGCTTTCTCCCTAAACCAAAACGTCGCTACCCATTTCTCCCCTCTCATAACGGGAAGCCCTGCGTGTAATGTCTTAGTTGAAGGATGCGGCCTGTCATAACTAAAAAACACAGCGTTACCTTTCTGGGCCGCAACTTCCAGACCTATATCAGTAAAGCCTGTGCCCCCGCCTTCCTCCGGTGTATTTAGGTAAAGTAAGACTGTGCCCAAACGTTGCCCCGCTCTTTCAGTTAGTTTCCCTACACTCTGCGTATCTGGACGAAAGTAATCGTAGTGAGAGTCGTACCGTCCACCGGGAAGGTAATGCAACACTTGAATACTCTCGTGATGTTTAGGCAACCAATCAAACATCTTTACCAACCTGTCTTCTATCTGCGCGATCACTGGAGTTTCGGATAGGCTAAAAAACATTCCTTCGCTAATCCTTCCATCGCTAGGAACATTTTTACCCGTATCCCCATCCACAACTGATGAGTCCTTCAGCCTTGGACGGGCTAACTCAATCAGCAAATCGCATTCGTCTTCACTCAGCAAGTTAGAGAAAACTTGAATAGGTGGAGTCTTTAGCGATAAAAGTAATCGTACAGAGGCAGGCATATCCTTTAGTTTAGGAACAACGTTAGCGACTCCAATCTCCTCTCGCTCCTGCAATACGTATTCAATGACACCACGGGCGATTTTTATGGGCCATCCTGCCTCAACCATTGAGTTCACCATCGACTGCCTAGAGCAACCACGGTCAACATTACTAAGTACCCACGCCTTCCATGCGTCATTGAACGCAGGGGTGTTCACGCAGACTTCCTCGCTTCGATCTCACGATTCAGATACCACGCGGCCTTCTCAAGATCCTGCACAGGATCAGAGTTCTTCTTACCGGCACGGCTCACGTACTTCACCACGTTACCCAAGCGGTAGTTCAGATCCTTCGCTTCGATGAAGTCTATGGTCTCAACGCCACCGGCCTTGTAGTGCGCGGGATGATTGACGGGATCAGACTGCGGGAGCAACGCCTTTAATTCGGCCTTCGTTTCTTTCACCGCCTTTACAATCTTTGACGGCTTCTTGTTTTTATCAATCCACCGCACGTAATACACGTACTGCGGCTTTACCTTTACCAACTTTGCGACCGTGTTGATCGACTTGCCCGACTTCAGAAGGGACAAGATTTTTGCTTTCTTCGACATAACTTAATAACTCCTTGCGTAGATTTACTACGTTTGTTTCATCGACTACTAATGCGACTCCACCCGCTTTGCGAATGTCGTCGTGATGCTTCAACTGAAGCGCGGTGGGCTTACCACCGTTCGCCTTACATTCTATACCATAAAACAACCCGGCGATACAAATAATAAAATCCGGCGCCCCAGAAGAAGAGAAGCCAGTTCCCATGGGCATCGTGTAGTAAGCGCCAAGGTCATTCAGCACCTCCTTCACTTTCTTTTTGACTCTTCCTTCCGGTGTCAAGTTCCGCTCCTCCAGATAGTTCCTTCAAATATTCATCAGATAAAATAATTTGGTACATGGAATTACCGACAAGCCAGCCAACTTCACGTAAAGCATCAGACATCTGCCAAGGCTCTTGAAGACGGTTGTTCCCAACAGAATGAATCAATACAAGTTTCTCTTTAATCAGTTCAGGCAAAGTGTCGAGCGTAAATCGTCTTATGTAATCTTTACCCACGTATATAACAAACTCGTAGTAACTCACTCGGTGCATCCATACCGCATAGTGATTCTCTAAGTACCCGTCTTTGATGGGATACAGTGAGGCACTAACGTCTAATAGACTCATACATAATTACCTCACATCGGGAGCAGCAATACCTTGGCAGAGTGAGGATTACCCCAAAAACGTGCCGCACCCATCTCCGGCCAGAAATAATTGCCGCACTCAGTAAAAAGATCACCGTCTGTCGCTCGGTGTGCCTTGAGCATGGCAATAGAGTATTCCAACCCACACTTCAACGGTTCAGGAATACAGTCAAACGACTTGTACCATTTAAATTCTACCTCTGGCTTGATGTATTGATACGGAGTCTGACTGTGAGCGCGTGTGTAAGGCAGACGCCCCTCCGTAACATACTTGTCCAGTGCTGCACGCACAGGCTCGGGGCTGATCGCGCCCAGTACCACACCGTCATTGATGTCCGTGATATAGACCCACTTGTTACCGTCAAAGAAGTCATAACTCTTCTTGATAGAGTCTTTGAATTTATTTGTGCTCTCTTGGTAGTCCCTTATCACAGAGTCAAGTCTCATCTTACATTGAGACGGTATATCTATAAGTGAAATATCACCCATGTACGCCCTAACTAGCAGCGTAGTCAACTCAGAGTCAAGCGAACTAATCTCTGGCCGTCCATTGACCCTGCGACCATTCAAATTGTCTATAAAGTCATCGGCGAACTCTCGTACCAAAAAGTTAATTTTATCCTGCGCGTTTCTTACGGCAGATTCAAACAGCCCGAAATTAGGATGCGATGAGCCTTGTCTAAATTTGGCTTGCACGTACTTGGGATTGATCGATGACAGTAAAGCCTTGCTAGGATTACGGTCAAGGTTGTTCCAAGGTGTATATGCCGTAAACTGCTGACCTGTTGCGGTCAGTCTTGCGATACTCATGCCAAGCGGTGAGACAAGGTTCAAAGCACCCACCGATCCGTCACCGTTAAACATTACCGTACCGATACGCAACTGCTTCTCTGCTGTGTTGTACATCGTAGCGGCAATCGGAAACAGACTACTGGCAAGGATCTTTTGCTTGGTAACAGCGTCGTGCTGCCCTTCGATGAAAAGATCTTCAACGTTAAACTTAATCTTACTGGTTCTAGCCATGATCAATTACCTCTTGTTTATAAGTCCGAAACACCGTATCAAATGATACGCTTAGGCTTTCATCACCACGCGCTTGCCCCCACTTGGCGGCACAAACTCTTCGCGCCCACCTTCCTTGATGATCCAGATAGCCGGGATGTTTGTATTCCATATCACGGGATCTTCCACGTACCCGTCAGTGAACACCACCATGCAGTCTGCGTTAAGATTATTCTTAGCGATGTACTCACTCACACATCCGGCACGAGTACCGCCACCGCCCATGGGCTTGAGCATACGACTGACCTCTGAGTAGTTACCCTCAAAGACCTGCTCACCATGCACCTCGGTGTCCCACCAAAGAATCCGTATACGTTCGGGCGGCAGGGTATCGCACAGTTCTTGGATGCGGGATGCGACCTTGGCAATGTCCGTGTTGTCGATAGAGCCGGATGTATCAATCGCCAGTATCACCTCACCGATCGTCTCGTTGATCGCACTTGGCAAATAGATATCATCAGCCACGCGCCGCTTATTAAACTTACGCCATGTGTACTCATCGGCCCCACGTACATGGGAATTCCAAAAGTCTTGTAACACCTCGCGCCAGTCAATATCGGGCTGCATCAGATCTTTAATGACACGCGGAATCTTGGCACCGAATCGTCCTGCCAATGTCCCGCCTTGATGGATTGCTTCATCAACCTTCTGCGTAATCTTCTCCAGATCGCCCGGCTCCATGCCTTGTACAAGATCTTCTCCATGTTCATCGAACGATTCTTGGGGGCGACCACCACCCTTACCCTGCTCCTGCTCCTTCTTCAGATACTCGTACACCCTACGGACAGACCACTCGTGGAACATAGGGTCGTAGAAACAATCCTTGGGCAACTTGCACAGAGTCTTGTCTTGGATGTTCATGATGATGTCATTCACCACGTAGTCCATGGCAATGTTGGCAAGCCGGGCATTCTCCTTCATCAGATCCTTGTGTCGTGGGAGATGCTTCAACATCACGTGCAGATTCTCGTGCAAGACAATCGCACGGATCTCCTCGTCAGTGAGTTTCTCCATGAAGGCACGGCCATACCGTTTGTTCAGCCCATCGGTGTAAGCCGTAGGGCAATCGGCAGCGTTGTCCACAACAGAAGTTTCACCCATCAAGATTACGCCACCATACAGACAAGTCTCTGGATGACGGATCAACTTGACGTTGGCCTTCTTCAGCCGTGTTTCAAAATCCACTTCGCGCATGACTGCGTTCATACTGTTACCTCTTACTAGTTAGACCACCCATCAGACCAGAAGTTCAATGTTCTTCATGCCCCACTGACGCATTTCGTTGTTGTTACGCGCCAGTCGTGCCGTGCGCTTGGATTCAAACGCCATGGAGTAAAAACAATTCTGAACCTCTTCAGACTTGATACGCGCAACAAACTTCATAAACGCAGTCAGTTCATCCTGCGTCTCAATCACATCCACTGCACTGAACATGGCATGGAACAGCACCGCCGGACGCTCTGGAATCTGAATGTTCTCGGGATCAGCCAGAATGTCCTGCACCTTGACCCACTCCTTCTCCATGGACATGAACGCTGCGATAGATTCGGCAAACGCCCCGCCACAAAGTCCTGCCATGGCTGCCTGTGTCACGTACTGGCCTAGTTTATTGGCGTTATTAGCCACCTCACTAGCACCGACCAATGATCTTGGCGTGACGAACGATGACAGCGGCTTGGCCGGGTCGAATATAAACGGGTTCTGCTCCTGCCCACCGTCAAGATAAGACGCAAGGCACGACGGGTTCATCGCCACCCAAGCACGGACGATGCGGGAAATATTATTATCCGTCGCCCACACACCCCACCGCTTAGCATCGGGCTTGCGTACATTGATCACACACAGGCGGTTCAGCACGTGCGCCGACAGGGTATCGCCGACACCATCAGATGAATTATTACCCGTTGCGAACACTATAGACCCGGCAGGCAATTTCACATCGCCAACCGTGCGCTCAAGCATCAGCCTAGTAAAGATGACTTGCAGAAGTTTATTGGCCTTGCTGATCTCGTCCAACATGATGATCTTGGGCTTGGGGTTATCAAGCCGAAACAGTTCAGACACGTAGGACTCCAACGATTTAGTCTCGTGATTCGGAATTCGCATCACTACGTCGGACACATCCAACACCGGGCAGTCTGCGTAGATATAGTCATAGTCCTTGCCCATGACCGTCTCAAGATGCTTGAGCACCGTTGACTTGCCGATACCCGGCTCGCCACGCAGCAAGATAGTCCGGTGATGCCCAATCGTTGCGATCAGATTCGGCACATCGCTCAGTTCGACAGGCGTATTGAAGTTAATAGTTTTGTTACCCACAGTCATTACCTCTTAGTTAAAAGTTTACACAGTCACTACAGTTATCCATCGCATCGGTCAGTATTTCGACCGCATGAACATATATAAGTTCCTGCTCTGGAGATAAATTTCGCGTGTCAATTAGCGCCAACGTCTCCGCTAACGCCATAACTAACTGTCTCTCCAACGGACTCATACAGTCGCCCCGAACGTCTTCAAGATGTCATCAATAGATTCTTTAATCACGACACGCTTAGTGTCTGAGTTCCGCAGTTCATCAATCGTCAAACCGTCCAATGCTTTCGCCAGTGCAGCACGGGCTTGCTCAAGTTTAGGGTCAGCGACCAAGTTAAAGTCCCGAAACGTCTCGCACAACTCGCGTGCTCGCTCCAACGTAGAGTCATAGAGTCTGCGCTTACGCACCTTGACCTCGCCGTTCTCATCCACAGTAGTCTCAGTCTCGCAGCAGTAACTGATCGACTCCATCACATCGACCAACTGCTCAGACTGCTTGGACAAGATATCCTCGACCATGCGCTTGGCTTGCTTCTCGTAGTGCAAACTCATGTCGTTCAGCAAGTCTTGGGATATGGCACAGCGGAAGTCACCTGTCGGCACCTCGCTCTGGATTAAGTCCACCGAAAAACGATGTCGTAACTCCGCCGCGTCGGGGTACTCCGTCCGGTCGAACATATCGCCCTGCACAAACGCCATGTTACTCACGATAGTCGGGTACTTGTCCAAGAAGTTGTCCACCAACTCCATAAACTTCTTCTCGTGCTCACGGTATTCTTGGTGGAACCGTGCAAGGTTCACGACGGGTAGTAGGCGTTGCGATCCCGCCCAGTCATAGGTATGCCGCTGCACCCAGTTATAAATAGTCTGTCGGTAGTTCAGCACCGCCTTGTGCTCGGCGTTATTGGCAAGAAGATTCTTCACAAACTTGCCGCTGTCCTTGCTTGCCTTCTTGGCAGACGTTACCTCGTTGCTGATCTCACGATCCTGTACTGTCGCGTTCCATACGTGCGATTCCACTGAGACCAACACACAAGCAGAGGATAGGGAAATAATATGGTTCGGCTTGTTCAGCAGGGTATTTTGAGTATTTCCTGCGTTGTTCATACTTGTATCCACGTTGTCACCTCTTTAGTTAGCCGTATCATTTGATACGGGGTTGTTTGGTTCGTCTGATTTACTCTTCACTCGGTCTAACTTGTACTGCAAATACCTACGAAACGAATTCTCTACGAATATCTTAGACCGCAAGTCTTCCTGTAAGTTCCGTAGTTCTTTCAACTTTTTTGTACATTCTTCAATACGTCTAGTCAGATCCTCGACAGTATCTTTAATAATGTCTTTATCGTCGTACTCACTCACAATCCGTCTCCCTCTTCATAGGCAAACAGCACCTCATG